GAGCAGGTTGCGCTCGAGGTCGCGCAGCACGCGGCCGAGCTCCCGGGCGAACGCGGCGTTCAGCCGCTCCAGCACGGCGGCCCGCCGCACGGCGGCGGCCTCCAGCCGGAGCGCCTGCGCCCGTTGCGCCTCAGTCGGCATCTACCGGGGCCGTCCCCCGCCCGTGCGGGTCCGCTTCGGTCGCCGGATCGCTGGCTTCGGCATCGCCCTACTCCTTCGCCGCGTTCTTCGCGGCGATAACCTCGTTCTCCTGGGCCTCAGCGTCCTCGTCGCGTTGGTCGCTTTGGTCGCCGCGCCCGCCGAACTGCGCCACGGCCGCCGCCCGCATCTCCCGCCGCTCAATCTCCGGGTCGGGCTGCGCCTCGATGGCCGCCGTAATCGCCTGCTGTTCCTCGGGCGTGAGCGACGGCAGCACCTTCGGCACCAGCGCGCCCTTCAGCCGGTCAATGAACGGCTTGGGCATCTGCAGCGCCAGCGCCGCCTGCGCGGAGGCCAGCAACTCGGCCATCGGCTCCGGCGCGAACGTCGTCGGGTAATTGATGGTCACCTGCGCGTCGTCATACGCCCGCTCCCACCCGTCGCCATGCTCCGAGCGGAACCAGAACTCCGCGATGGTGTAGTCCACGCGCTCGCACTCGGAGGCGTAGGCCGCGCACCGGGCGTAGAACTCGTCGCGCTTGATGCGCTGCGCGTCCCCGCTTTCCACGTCCCGGCTGTCGCCCTCCCACGGCACGCCGGCCAGGCGGTAGATGGTCCGCAGCAGGTCGCGCCGTTCCTCCATGTAGACCGTGACCTGGGCGCTGTCGGGGCTGACGTAGCTGATGGGCAGGCCGGAGAACGCGGCGTTCTCGGTCCCGACCACCTCCCCGAGCATCGTGCGGGCCTGTTCCACGGTGATGGCGTCGGCCCCGGTCCCGAGCGGGATGTTGAGCAGGCTGAACGTCTGCAGGCGCAGCAGTTCGCGGATCTCGCTCGTCAGGTTGTAGACATCGCTGAACAGCTTCGGGTCGCCGAGGATGGACTGGCCGATCACGGGCGTGAGCACCCGGCGCTGGCCGTACAGAATCTCCACCGGCACGCGCCCGCCGAAGTCCCACGCGCCGCGGTCGATGACCACACCCGACTCGCGCAGTTCCCAGCCGTCAGCGCGCACCTCGCGCACCCGAGGCAGGGTCGTGAGCGTCTGGAAGTCAGGCCGCGGGGCCACCTCGAGCAACGCCACGGCGACCAACTGGCCCTGGTCGTCGGTCAGCCAGTCGATCATGTCGAGCGGGGTGTAGAGGCGCAGGAACGGCGCGTTCGCGTCGGCCGCGGTCGGCCCGTCGCTTTTCGGGCGGTCGAACAGCACGGCGACATGGCCGTAGGCGGCGGCCGCCCGCCACGCCTGCGCCATGCAGGCGTCCATCGACGTGCCCGCCCCGTCCACGTCATCCCACCAGACGGCCAGCGGGTGCGGGGTCTGCGCGCCCTCCGGCCCGACCTGCCGCCGGGGCGCCTCACGGAACATCACGCCCGTGTAGGCGTCCAGCAGCACCCGCGCCACGTTCTCGTAGCGGGCCAGCGTGCGGCGCGCCTTGAGCTTCTTGGTCGGGGTTTTCGGGGTGGTCGCCTTGTGATCCACCCACTCGCGGGGATGGGCGACCAGGGCGGTGCCATCGAGGAAGCCGCCGTTGCCTTCCACGACTTCGCCGAGCTTCGTCCAGGTGTCCCGATAGGTCTGGTAGAGCGGGTGGGTGGTCGTCGGGGCTGCGGTGGTGGCCATCAGCTACACACGACGCCGGCCAGACGTGCGGCTAGTGCGTCGTGTGCAGTGTAGACAGCGAACCCGGAAAAATCCGGCCGGGTTTTTCAAACGCTATCGTTTGTTACGGTTTCTCGGGCTGGATAATCTTGCCCATTTCCTCAGCGGGGATGCGGATGCGCCCGGCGGGGCCGACCCGGACGATGTGGATGAGGCCCGAGGTGACCCATTTTCGCACGGTGACGGGGTGGACCCGACACAGGGTCGCCGTCTCGCGCACCGTGTAGTAGACCACGCCGGGCGGGCTGGTCGCGTCCATCAGTCCAGCCCCACCCGCGCCATCCCGAACCCGACCAGGCCCGCGCTGCGCCACCGCCGCTCCACGAAATACCCCAGCGCGTCCGTCAGGTGCGTCAGTTCCGGGTTCGTGCGCTTGTCGAGTTGCCCCGTGTCGTCAAACGTCACCTGCTCGAGGTCCGCAATCAGCCCCACGCAGGTCGGATCGATGCGGGCGTGGTGCTGGCCGTCCAGCGTTTCCATGCGCCCGTTCACGGCCGCGATGCGGTCGCGCACATGCGGCGGGTGGCCCGGAATACACCACGACGCGCCCGGGAACACCTCACGCAGCACGGCATGGTCCGCTGGCCCTGTCGTCTTTGCCGCCCGCCCCGCCGGGTCGCCGTAAAGCTCCACGACGCCGCGCCAGCCAGCCTCCCGCAGCAGGTCGCGGGCGCGGGTCGCCATCGCCCGGGTGGCCTCCCCGCCCGCGTGCCGCACCTTCACCTCGCGCCACACGCGCAGGTCATCGCCGAGCTTCTGCGCGATCACCGCGCAGCACGGGTCCACGTTGAAGTCGCAGGAGACGGCCACGGGCGCCCCGGTATCGAGCTGCACGGCGCCGACGTGCGTCGTGCGGCTGAAGGCGTAGTAGACCCGGCCGGAGAGCGCCTCGAACGACGCCTCGAACTCCTGCCGATACGTGCGCGGGTCCATGATGGTTTTCGCCGCCTCGATTTCCTCCCGCGGGATGTACGGGTTGTCGATCGTGCGGAACTGCCAGGCGCGCCAATCGTCGTGCTGGCCGGAGGTGCCCATCAGGAACAGGTCGTAGAAGTGATTGAAGCTCTTGGGCGTGCCGATGAACTCGGCCCAGCCGCCCGAGTCCACGAGCGACGGCCGCAGCACCTCGGTCCACGTCTCGGCCCGCATATCGGCGTATTCGTCCAGCACCACGCCGGCGATGCCACGCCCGCGCAGCATATCGGGGTCATCGGCCCCCTTCAGGGCGAGTTGGCACCCCCAGATGGTGTCGATTTCCATCAGCGTTTCATTCGGCGGCTTCGCCCACCAGGTCGGGTGAATCACGGACTTGAGGTCATTCCAGAAGATGTCGCGGGCCATGCGGTAGGTCGGCGCGACATACCAGAACCGCCCGCGCTTGCCCGCCTGTGACGCGAGCCGGGCGCGGCCATACCAGGACTTGCCCCAGCGTCGGCCGGCGACCACCACCTTGAAGCGGCGCCGGGAGTGCCACGGGCGCGACTGCGTGACGTGCAGCCGGAGCAGAACTTCATCCGCGGTCGCGCTCGTCGCCGGCGGCATCGGTCAGGATGCGGAGGGGCGCGGCGCCCGTGGTCAGCTCGAGTGTTTCGCGGGGCTTGCCGTAGGCGTAGTGGTAAATCAGGTTCTCGACCTGGCCGGCGGTGCCGCGGGCCATGCGCTTCCGCAAGCTCTCGATGTAGGCGGGGTCTTCGAGCATGGCGCGGGCAAAGGCGCGAATGTCGCGGGTCGCCTTGTTGAGTGCGCCTTTGGGGCGACCGTGGGGATTGCCACTTGCGCCGGCCTTGAACTTCGGCATCGGCCTGATTCGTTCAGTAGTTTACAGCAATCGTCACCTGAAAGGCGCAATCCATGAGGCGCGGGAAGTGCGACACCAGCCGCATAGCATCGCTGGCGGGGATGACGAGGGTCAACGTGGCCTCGCCGTCAGCGTCCAGCGTGAGCGCCTTGCGGCCGGGTGGGACCAGCGCGGCCTCGAACACGATCGGGGGTGCGGCAGGGCGCTTGCTCATACAGCCCGCCCGAGGATACGGCACCAGCCGCAGACGAACGGCCAGATGGCCGCCGGGGCGCCGTAGCGCACGAACATCGCGCCGCAGCGCGAGCAGGCCACCGTGGTCGTCATACGTCGGGCGGGCGTTGCCAGCAGGACGCGCACAGGCGCCACGGCGTCATGCGGAACGCGGTGGTCTCCGGGTCATCGAACACGGTGCCGGCGGCCGTCTCGTGGCTGCCGTCCATGCAGCAGACCGCGAAGGTGCCGTCGGCGTTGACCTGGGCGGCGCGCTCGCGCAGCACCAGACACTCCCCGCGGCTCGCGGGGTCGGCGTAGCGGGTGGGCCACTGCACCTGCCCGGCCCAATCCTGCGCAGCGTCCACCGGGTCATGGCTGATGGCGCGCAGCAGGCCGAAGCGCCGGTAGAGCGCGGCAGCCGGGCCGGCGAGGTGCGCGAAATGGTTGGTCACGCAGACCTGTGGGCGGGCGGGCAGGACGGCGCGCACCAGCGCCTCGGTGCAGTTCTTGCCGTTCGTCGTGAACAGGATGCGGGCCTGGCCGCCAAGCAGTTCGCGGGCGTCCCGTAGCATGGCCGGGAACTGCGGGTGTAGGGTGGGTTCACCCACGCCGGAGAAGGACACCTCGCCCTGGCGGCCGTGGTCGCGGCAGTAGGCGAGCCAGACGAGGACGCGCTGCCACGTCTCCGGGGTCATGTCGAGCTTCGGGCGCGGCATGGTGGGCCAGAGGCAATACACGCACGAGAGGCTGCACCGGCTCGTCACCTCGATCACCTTGAGCGCACGGACGGGCGCGGGCTGCATCATCGGCGCGTCTTCCGGCTGCGTCCGGCCTTCGACATGGCGATCGCGATCGCTTGCTTCTGCGGCTTGCCCTCGTGAACCAGGCGCCGGATATTCGCCGACACCACCTTCGCCGACGACCCGCGCTTCAACGGCATAACGGCCCTCCCCTCACGTTCCCGCTCACGCTAGTTCCAGCGGCAGGCCGAGCGTGACCTGCGTGCGCTCGCCCGCCAGATCGAGATAAGCGCCATTGATGTCGCAGCCGACGCCGCGCCGCCCGTAGCGATAGGCCACGCGCATGACCGTCCCTGAGCCGCAGAACGGATCGAGCACGAGATCGCCGTGGCGTGAGCCGGCGAGGATGCACGGCTCCACGAGCGCCTCCGGCATGACGGCGAAGTGCGCCCCGGCATAAGGTTGCGTAGCGACGGTCCAGACGGAGCGGCGATTGCGGGTTCCGGTTGTGCCCATACAGTTATCGAAGCCGCGAGACTTGCGTTGAACAGCAGACTCGCCAGCACCGCCCTCTTTCGCTCGCGGCTGTTCTACTCCAGCCTCCTTTACCGCGTTAGCGTCCCAGTAATACCGCTCCCGCTTCGTCAGCAGGAACAGATACTCGTGCGCCTTTGTGCAGCGGTCGGTCACGCTCTCCGGCATCGGGTTCGGCTTCGCCCAGATGATGTCTTGCCGCAGATACCAGCCGTCGGCCTGCAGGGCCATTGCGACCATCCACGGCGTCGGTACCATGTCCTTGGCTTTCAACCTTCTGGTATAATTCAGCCATGACATACCAGAGAACGCCGGAGCATCGCCAGAAGATGAGCGAAGCCCAGAAAGGGCGGAAGCACGACTATCGCAGCGCGAGCACGCACCCCGATGTCGCCGCCAAGATTCAAGCGTGGTGGACGCCTGAGCGCCGCGAGGCCAAACGCCAGGAGATGCTGCGGCGGAATCCGTCAGCCCGCTATCACGGCCTGTCTGCCACCAAAGCGGCTCGCCTTGTAGCGGCTGTCGGCCGCTGCCAACGATGCGGTCACGATGGCTCAGAAAGTCGGCTAGGCATCCATCACAAAGACCGGAATAAGCGAAATCAGCGCCCGTCGAATCTTGAAGTCCTGTGCCATCAGTGCCATATGCAGGAACACGCGGACCACGGCGAGACAGGCTGGGACCGTTACCATCAGCGTAGGCGAGGGGATTTCCGAAGTAACTTGACCCCAGATTGAGCCAGCACGTCCCGTCCTCACGCAGCACGCGCCGCACCTCGCGGAAGACGGCGACGAGGGTGTCAACGTAGGCGTCCGGTGTGGACTCTAAGCCAATCTGCGCGTCGCTGCGGTGGGCACCGCAGCGACCACACACCCCGCCGATCCACCCCTCCTGCTGGTGCGAGTTCGTCGCCTGCCCCCCCCCGAGCGTTGACGTTGCGATAGCGCGGCGTGCCACATCTGCCGACACCTTCTTGTGGTCGCACGCCGGGTCGCCGCCCTCCCACGTAGCCGTGCCGTAATCGCGCAACCCCCAGTACGGCGGCGACGTGACGACACACTGCACGCTGCCGGACGCCAGCGGGAGCGACCGCGCATCAGCCAGCACGCGCATGACGGCCCTTCACAGCAGCTCGATCTCCGGGCGCGGCTGGTAGTCGCGCCAGCGCCACAGTTCCCGCGTGGCCCCCGCCGGCAACGGCGCGAGCGCCATCGCCTCGCGCTCGCCCTCGCTCACCCACGGCTTCTGCCCGCCCTTCACCTGGACCGCCCGGAGCGTCCCGCCCGGCACCCACGCGAGCAGGTCGAAGACGCCCAGCGAGCCGCCGGCGCGGATGACCGTGTGCCCGGTGGCCTCCAGCAGCCGCCGCGCCCGCGCCTCGAACCGATAGCCCTTGCGGCGCGAGTAGTTCCCGCTCATGGCTGCCGCGGCCGTCCGAACACCGCCCGGTCCGCGTCCGGCCGTTCGGCCCGCCGGCGGTCCCGCAGGTGCCGCGCCCGTTCGGCCTTGGTGCTATAGCGTCCCACGGCGCCCTCGCCGAAGTCCGCGAACACCCACCGGCCAGACGGACGGTCGGCCAGCAGATAGTGCCCACGCGCCCCGCACCACACGACGTCGTAGTTCGTCATGGGCTGGCCCTCGCCTCGGCGAGCCTGTGGCGCGTGTCGCATTCGTGCCGGGTGCCACACGGCGGGTCGTGCGCACACTGCCAGGGTTCGCGGACGGCTTTGGTGGCCGCGTGGAGGATGGCGTCCCGGTCGGCGGTCTTTCCGGTCTTTCGTCCCCTTGGGGGGGTAGGGGGGGTACTTGTACTTGGGAGATGGGAGTTGGGGGTTGATGTCAACGGCGCGTCACTGGCGCGCTGCTGGCTCGTCACTGGCGCGTCACCGTTACGCCGGGCGTTCTCCCGGTCGCGTCGGCGGCGCACGTAGGACGGGCAATGGTGCGCGTGGTCGTGGACCGTATAGCCGGCCGGCGTCTCGTCTAAGAAGCGGCAGGCCAAGAGGATGGCGACCAGGGCGCCGGGTTCGCCGCGCCAGTCGGCCACGTCTTCGACATCTTCGGCGGTGCCCACGAGGGCGTCCCCGGCGTCATTGGCGACGGCCCAGAGGAGCTCGAGGGTGCCGGCGGCGAGCGCCCGGGAGCCGAGGCGTCGGGCCAGGGTGCGGAACTTGCGATGCTGGAACAGCGACGGGCGGGCCATTGGCGATCAAATGTTCTAAGCCGAAACGTTCTCAAGTCGTCTTCGTAAAACCTCGTCATACTCACGTTCAGCATCTTCAATTGCTGTTTCGATTTCCAGGCGATGATCCTCTATCCAATCAATGAAATCCTGTTTGCTCTCGAACTCTTCCTCCCAGCCATTCCAGAAATACTTTTCTGCTGTTGCCCAGAACTGTGCTTCTGTATTGACCATCATCGTTCTCCAAGCACGATGTCGTCCTTCGATTTGGCTTTGAGATAGGCGAAAGCATCAGGCGCTTTCGTTAGCTGTTTCCACGGCGCACCCGGATACCCACGCCCGCGCTCGTAGAGGTTCGACTTCAGGTAGACAGACAAGCCTGATTCGATCGCCTGCTGATACAACGGCGCCCACCACCACACCGGCACGCGCCATTCCGGGGTCTGCGTGCTCTTGCTTGCTCCACCAATCACGAGCCAGTTGAATATCTCAAGGTTCTTGAAGTGCAACGGCTCGATCATCGGTTCAATCGATAGCCACTTAACCGGCGCGTCTACTTTGGCGAACGCATCTTCGGCTGCCTTCACCCGCGCTTGGCAATCGACGGTCGTGCCAATCCAGGCGTTCTTAGGAAACTTGAAGCCGACTAATCGAGAGGCGAACTTCGTGAGAAACAGGAAGTTCCACTGCGGATTCGCTTCAGCCTGCGCCAGTACCGCCTCGATCCATTCCTGTGGCACCCAGCGGCCGAACAGGTCAGCCATCGAGCAGGTGAAGACGTTGCGGAAGCTGATGTCGTGCTCGGCCTGCTTGGGGGAGGGCGTGTTCTTCGGCGCAGTCAGGCGTTTGTACCAGAAGGCCGGCTCGAATTGCATCGGGTAGAACCGGGTGGCGATGTCGCGGGCGTAGCAGTAGGGACAGTTGTGCCGGCATCCGGTGACGGGATTCCATGACCACTGCGCCCACTCGATGTTCTGTGTGCTCCGTTCCTCGTTCCCTTCCTGGGCGTTGAACTTGTGATTACCATTGAAGGTGAGCGCCGCCGCACGTTCGTCGTCCTGCCACGTTCCCCATTCATCTAGCGTGCAGAACTCCTTATCGCGGGCAGCAACGTAGCGCGTGACGTGCTCCTCGACTAACTTGGCAGTCACGCGGTCTACGCCACCGGCCAGAACTTGCTGCCACACGACGAGTCGTTCATCGTCGGTTTGTAACCGCTCTAAGAGCGGGCGGATGTGCGACTCGCGGGCCGGCAAAATGGAACCAATTGGTTCCATTTTCAGGGCTAGTTCTGCGGCTCGGATAAGGCGCCCGGAATGTTGTGGCGCCCATTCCCAACGGCTTTCAGAATAATCTTCGAACGTCTCAAACGAGTAGCGCCCGTTGATCCGTGATGGCCGCGGCACCCGGTACAGCCGCTTGTCTCGAATCGCTTTCAGGTCCAGGCCGATCTCGTAGTAGGCGTTACGCTGCGCCCGTTCGATGCGGTCCTCGCGCTCCACCAACTCGGTCAAGCCGTCTATCGGTCCTTCGATCTCAAGCAACTCGCTCATGAAGCCTTCCCTTCGATGTCGCAGTGGCAGCCGTGGCAGACGGCCATCAGGTTCGCCGGCACGTCGAACGTGCCCCATTTCGGATAGCGCAGGTGATGCACCTCAGTCGCCGGGTTCATCAGGCAACGTTGGCACTTGCCCTGGGCGCGCTTCATCACGGCCGCTCGGATGGCGCGGAACTTCGGGTGTCTGAGATATTCCGCATAGGATTGATACGCTACAGGTCGAACAGACGCGGGTTGTGCGTCTCGCGCCGTTCCCGCCTGGTCTGGTCGAGTTCCTCGAGAATCCGCAGTCCAGCCTCGCTCCTGGCCCTCACCCATCCTGCCTTGCGCCATTCGGGAAACCCTACCCAGTTTGTGAGCAGGATGAACGTCCACTGATGCTTGCCTTCAGGCTTGCGGACAATCATCTCGCTCTTGTTGATGCCAGCCAGTGACTCGAGTAGCCCTTCTCCGTTATGTGCGGTCCTGATGCGCTTGATAGTCGCTGCTGAGACGTAACAGAGCAGGTCAATCCTCGGCCATTGGTTAGCGAACGTCTTGAGAATCTCGACTGGGATGTTCTCTCGGTTCGGATTCGGATCAGAAAACACGAGGCCGTGACTATGGCTTGGAATCTTGAGCTTAGGCGCGTTTTCGTTCGATTCCTGATGCGCGATGAGCTTCGCGTAAGAACAGGAGTTCTCCGTCAAGCGGTCATAGGTGTCCGCGTCCTGCTCGAAACAATGCAGCGCGGCGCAATACGGCTCGTCGTGGAAGGCATGAACTGCCAGAAGCGGAGAGCCGATCGCGCCGTAATCGTACAAACCGGGACCGGCGTGGAGGTCAACGTAGACGAACGTCTGTAAACGGCGGTTGCGAACCATCGACCGCAGGATGGGCACGTAGAGCTTGAAAATCCCGCCAAGATCTCGATGCTTCGATGGCGTCTCGGGTCCGAACTGGGCCGCACCGCAACTCGCCATGTCTGTCTACTGGACGTCCTTCTCGCCGCGCAGGTGCTCGTCGCCTGTGACGGCGGTGCCGGCGAGCTTGGGCACCTTCACCGTCCGGCCCGTTGACGACGGGACGGTGATCATCTTGGGCGTGCGGTCCGCCTTCGCGGCCCGCGGCGCGGGCGCCGTGCGGGCGGCCACGATGGTGCGCGCCACCGCCAGCGCCGCCTGCGCTTCGGCCAGCGGCAGCGTCGTGAACGCGAACGTGATGGTTTCGATAGCGCTCTTGCGTCTGGACATACGTCCCCCCTCCTGGCGGTCGTGCCTCGTGCTGTCGGATTGGGTCATCTCCCTCCCCCTATCAAGAGGAAGCCCGGGTGGTTGCAGCCGGCGCCACCCGGCCCGCCGTGATAGCGCCGGCCGGGAGGTCGGCGTGCTGCACGTCCTTATACCGCATCTGCGGCATCCCGCGCAAGCGGCGTACGCGGCGGCTGCGGCGTCCTCACCGGCGCCACCGGAGCGCCCGGGCGAGGGCGGCGGCCCAGGCGCGCATCCGTGCCGCCCCACGGGTCGGCGGGTCGTTCAGGCTCCCCAGCAAGAGCGCCCGCCAGACATCGACCTGCGTCATCGCGTCCGCCGGGAACCACAGGTGCGGCACCCCGGCGCGTTCCCGGTCGGTCATCGCGTCACCCACCACGCCACGAGCGCGAGCGCGCCCATGCACACCGCCCCCGTGGCAAAGCCGCGCACCCACGCGATCGCGCCGTAGGCGCGCCACTGGTTCAGGTCGTACTCGAGCGCGCCGATGCGCTGCATGAGTTCGCGCCGGTCGGCCAGCGCGGTCTTCGCGCCGTCCAGCGCCTCGGCCCACTCGGCAATCGCCTCGGGCATGACCTCGAAGTACTCCCAGCGCCCGCGTTGGCCCATGCTGGTCACGCCTACCGCCGTTGGCTGAGGCGCGTCACCTGCCACGCCGCCCAGGTCATCACGACCGCCGCCCCCACGCCCACGCCCGCCAGAAAGTCCCACATCACGCCACCTCGTCGGTTGCCGTTGCCGCGTGCCGTGCCAACTCGCCCAGCAGCACCACGATCGCGTAGGCGCCTTGCGCGGGCACGACGGCGTTGCCGTAACAGCGCAGCGCATCCACGCGCGAGAGGCCCGCGCACCAGTCCGGGTCAAACCCCATCAGCCAGGCGCAAAAACGAGGATTCAAGCGACGACGGACGACCGCCCCGGCATGCTCAACTCCTGACCACATCGCTGCCGTGTAGGCCAGCGGCTCGCCCATGCCGTTGCCGTTGATGTGCTTGGCGAGGTTCTGTGCCCGCCGCAACTCGAACGTGGCCGCGTCCTCGCCGTCATTCATCACGTTGGCGTCCGGGGTGGGCCACAGCCGGCGCGAGGTCGGGCCAGCGGGCGAGGACGGCGGCCCAGCCGGCGTGGTCGGCGGGACCGGGCGGCCAAACAGGGAGACCTGGTCGGCCAGCCGGGGCGTCGTGTCGCCGTCCGTCCGCGTGCGCCACGACTGGGCGCTCTCGCCTTTCCAGTCCGCGGTCTGCCACGATGAACAGCCGTTCCCGTCGGTGCGGCGCGCCGACTTCCGCCGCTGTAAATAGACCTGCCGCAACCGTGTAGCCCAGACTTCGTAGGTCGTGCCCGACCTGCTCGAACCCCAACTGCAGATGGCCGGCGACGTTCTCCAGCACCACCCATCGAGGCTCAATTGCTCGAACGTGTCCGAGGATGACGGGCCAGAGATGCCGGGGATCGTCGGCCCCACGTCGGGCGCCGGCGACGGAAAAGGGCTGGCAGGGGTAGCCCGCAGCGACGCAATCCACGACTCCACGCCAGCGTCTAGCGTCGAAGGTGCGTGCGTCAGACCAGACAGGGGCCGGGTCAAGGGCGCCGCCTGCCATATGCGCCGCCAGAACCGCGGCTGCCGCCACGTCGATCTCCACATAGCAGACGACGCGAGCGCCTGGCAGTGCGCCTCTGAGGGCGAGGTCGAGTCCGCCGATGCCGGCGGCGATGGAGAGCACGCGGATGGGACGTGCAGCCACATTCACGCCACCCAGAACCGCTGCTGCCCCACGGGCGGCACGTAGCGGTATTCGCTGATTTTGTATTGCCGGCCGTTGTCCCGCACGTAGCGCACGCGGTTCTCGATCGTGATGTTGAACTGCTTGCGCGCATCGGACAGACGCGTGCGCCACGCGCACCCGCCCGCGACCTGGGCGATCTCACGCCAGTTCACCCAGCGCCCGGGTTGCTGCATCAGCAACTCCGCGGCGGCCCGCGTCAACGTCTGGTCGTGTCGCATCAGCGCAACCGCAGCGGCACGTCCACGATGCCGAAGGCGCGCAGGAGGTAGAGCACCAACAGCAGCACGACGACGACGCGGATCACCGTCTTGATGGGCGGCGACAGCGGGACATACGACTCGATGAGGTACAGGCAGAGGCCGATGATCACCAGCACGACGAGGAGTTCAATCATGGGAGTCTCCCTTCGGTGAGTGCCGCCTTGAGCGCACAGGCGTCGTCATGGTCGTCGGGCGCGCCGTCCAGGTAGAGCGCGTGGCAGGACGGGCAGTGGGACTTGGGCGCATACGGCCGCCCGCCCCACTCCACCTGGCGCAGCAGGGCGCGGGCCTCGTCGCGCTGGCTGGCAAGATACTGGACCGCTCCGACGTAATCATCGGACGGCACGAAGGTAGCAACAGCGGCTTGCAGATCCGCGAGCAACGCCCGCGCCTCGTCACGCTCGCGGGTCAGGCGAACGATCTCGGCCAGCATTCGCCCATGTGCAACGCTCTCACTCGTGTCGCTCATCGCAGCACCCACAGCAGCAGACAGCCGCAGGCCATCCCGGTCATCTGCGCGCTCGTGAGGACGGCCACCAACTCGACCACGTCAAACGTCCGCATGGTGCCTCCACCAGTACTTGCGGCGCGGCTCCGGCGGGTCCGGCGGCATCGCCGCTTCCAGACGCTCCTCGTCAAAGGCGTAGCCGGTGTCGTAGACCACCTCGGTCAGGTCATGGATGGGCGTCACGCGCACGCGGGCGTTCGGGGTGTGGCGCCGCACGTCGTATTCATGCTGCGCGGCGCCCTCGATGTCCCAGGCCACGCCGGCGACCTGGGCGGCCTCGTCGGACCACGGCTCGTACTGGCTGGCGCACCAGCGCACGAGCAGCGACGGCGGGAGGTGTGACCCGTGCAGCATGGTCAGAACCTCTCCCGAGCGATGCGCGCACGATTCAATTGACAATGGCAAGGCGGACAAACCCAAGTCACAACAAAGGGTTCGGTGTAATCCTCGTGATGCCCGTGGATGTAACGATGCTCGTTACCGCAGAGTTGGCACGCCGTCGGCCGGTGAATACGACCACTAAGGACGGCCCTTTGAAGTTTCTGACGCGCAGAATTGCGTTCGGGCCAGAGTTTTCGTTCACGAGATCCCACTCGCTGAGACAACTGCCGACGATGTGGTTTGCTGGTGCGCTGCGCGTCGTATTCTCGGTAATAGCGAAGGCGTCGAACGCGGTTCTGAACGACGTCTGCCTTCGTGCAGTCTTTGCACTTTCCCAAGTGACCATCTGCCATCCGCGGATGGCGATAGAACGCTTGAATTGGCTTCTCGACGCCGCACTTGAAACAACGCTTGGTTGTCATAGCTAAAACGGAATTCGGCCGTCGTCGTCGGCCGTCACCGCCTCCACGGCGTCTTCCACGAGTTGCACGTCCTCGATGTCCCACCAGCCGGCCTTCTGCGCGGGCACGGCGAAGACGATGGCGCGCAGGCCCACGTTCAGCGCGTCATCGAGCCGCGCCCCGCGCCCGTGGTCGAACGTCACGAAGCGGTCGTCGGAGACGCTGAGCTTGGCGACCCAGCGGGTGTAGTCCTTGCCGCTTTTCTGCGACTTGCCGCTGGTGCGCTGGCAGTCGATGACGGCGGCTTCAAACCGCTGGACGGTGGCTGCGGGGGTGACGCGAGGCACCTCGGGTGCCGGCGCGGCTTTCTTCGCGGGCGGTGGCGCCGCAGGCGCGGGGGCGGGCTTCGCGTCCTGAGCCGCGCTCGCGTCGTCGTCGTCTTCGGCGGCCACGCCGAGCAGCGCCGTCAGCGCATAGCGCCGGGCGTAGGTCAACGCGCTGCCGAACTCCTGCGGCTTTTCGTAGTGGCGCAAGGGGTGAACGCTCTCCACCCACTGTCCGCTGCTGTGCGTCAGGCGCGTCAGGAGCACGAGGGCTTCGGCGTGGTCGATGGCCTGAATGATGGCGAGGCCGTGCTTGCTGAGGGTCGGCCGCACCACCTCCAAGATCGCGGGCAACTCCGCGTAGGCATACGGCCCGCGATTCGGGATGGTGATGGTGCGGTTCTTGGGGATCGGCTTGAACTCGCCCTGCGCCTTGGCGAGCGCGGTGGCGAGTTCGTTGACCTGCTCAGAAGTTCGCATCGTCGGCCCCCTTCAGGCGGCGGCTGTAGCCCCACGCCTGCAGTTCCGCGATGGCCTCGGCGTAGTGCAGCAGGCAGAGCGAGGTGCCCGCCCAGGCCGACTCGTAGCAGCCGGAGATGCGGCAGGTGTGGTAGCGCGGCAGGTCGCGTTCGGCACGCTGCACCATGCTCCGGGCCATGTCGAAGGGCGCGTGTGGTAGACTCACGGGGTACTCTCCTTTTCGTGGCCCGCGTTCCCTTGCCCCGGGAGCGCGGGCCGTTTTTGCGTTTACACGTTGGCGAAGTCGCACTCAGGCGAGTGCGGCTCACCGATGGGCACGCGGCAGATCAAGCACGTCCCATTCGGTCCCACCCACTCCATCCGGCGAACGAGGGCGCGCAGGCGGGCGACCTCCGTCGTCAGGTCACCGGCCTTGGCCGTCCACTGGGCGATCTCGGCTTGGGCTTCCTCGTGCCGCTCCGCGTGCTGGGCGCTCGCGCTGAGCGCCTGAGGCGTTCGCTTCGGGGTGGTGCTGCTGCTCATCGCGGTTCCCTTTCGGAGATTGCTGGGGCGGGTCTGCGTCCCGCAGAGTCCCTTTGACGATTCGTTGCTGTCGAACGCCTACCAGCCGCCCGGCTGGTTTCTGTGATCCCTGCGAGTCCCCGCCCCAACCTTGGTCAGGAGGCCCGCCGCTGCGCGAGCTTCCGATCCCGGTAGCGAATCCATCGGCTGAGCGCCGCCTTGCGGGCGCTGTCGCTGCGTTGCTTGGGCGTCAGCGCCGCCCGGCGGGCCAGCCCGCCGAGGCGCCCGAGCGCCACCGCCGCGTCTCTCGTCGTCACCATGATACGCAGACTCTAGCGTAGCGCCGCGAAGGTGTCAAGCCTCCGATTCGGGCACCGTGACGCGCACCGTGCGACCGTTGCGCGTCACCGGGTAGGTCCGTGCTCGCGCTGAAATCAGCACCGCGTTCGCCTCGTCGCGCCGAGACTCCGCGAGGGTATACGGGTAGTCGTTCAAGAGATCCTGCCGCCCGGTCGCCCGCGTGACGAGTCGGTCGCAGGCGTCGGCGTTCGCCTCGTCCGCGTCGGTGTAGAACGTCCACCGCTCGCGGGCGACCACCGGCGAGCCGCCGGCCCCGACGATGATGTTGGCGAGTTGGACCGGGTCATCAGCTTTCCAGCAGATGTCCGCGAGCGTGCTGTCCGCGGTCGCGTCCGTCACCACCCAGAACGTGTTGATCGTCATTGTCTGTTCCCTTCCAGGGTGATCAATTCGTCGTAGAGGTTGAACCCGCCATGCTGGTCCGGGTTGGCATCGATGCCCTGGGCCTCGCTGGCCGGCACTGATTCGAAGCTCCAGACCGTCGCCGATTCCGGCGTGGCTTCATTCAGCCACTCGATGTAGGTCTGGGCCTCGGCCTTGGTGCCAAAGCCGAACTGCGAATCGGTGTTGAACTTGGTGAACCGCCACCAGCGATCTGCCTTGGTCATTTGTCCCCCCTCTCCCTTCGTCTACTCTATTATACGCAGCGCCAAGCATAAAGTTCAAGAGGCAGGTTTTACACGGGTCGGCGGTGGCGGGAACGGCAGGACGGGCGCCCTGGACGGCCAGACGAGGCGCACCCGGAGGCCCGGGCCGGCCCGGTCGCCCCGCACCACCCGCCCCGCCCGATCTACGGGGCGGTCAGGATACCCCCTAAAAGGCGTCAGGATGCCCTGTGGCGCGTCCTTGCCCGCCCCGCCACCTTGCGGCCCTCGGAACGGTCGTCGCGCCACGGGGCGCCTACAGGTCGCGCACCTTGAGCGGCCCCGACCGCGGGATCGTCTGGCTGTCGCTGGTCGTGATGGTGCAGCGGCAGAGGTAGTCTTCCCCGGGCGTCCCCCCGCTGACCAGGATCGTCGTCGTCTGGCCGATGATGGCCGAGGACACCTCCGACAGCCCGGGCGGCAGCACCCACGCGGCGGTCGAAATCGTGACCCCGGCGGCGAGTTTCCCCGACCAGTCCATCGTCGCCAGCAGGGTTTCCGCGGGATCTTTCAGCACCGTGGCGAGGCTCACGTCTCTACCCTCCAGACGGGCGTGGGGTCAATCGTCCAGGTTTTGCCGCCCGGCACCAGCCAGGTCGGGGTGCCCGGGACCGACCAGGTATCTTCCGGTTCGGCGACGTGGGTGATGGGCGGGACGACCACGGCCACCGGCAGCCCGCCCGCCAGCACCACCACCCCAGCGCCCGGCCACGCGACGTAGGTGCGCCCGAAGGTCGAGATGGTGCCGGCGAACTGCAGGGCGCCGCTGGGGACGCCGATGCCATAGCCGACGGTGGGCGCCGCACCCGTGACCCGCAGCAGGCCACCGGATGGGGCAATCGCGCCCTCCCCGACCAGCGTGGGCTGCCCGCCGGCGAACACCAGCGCGCCCGAGGCCGGCAGGGCCACGTAGGTGCGCCCGAGGGTCGGGCTGGCGCCGGCCACCCGCACCAGGCCCACGCCCGGCTCGCGGAGCCGGTTGACGATGCGGAGCGGCGCGGCGCCGGTGATCCGGGTCAGGCCGGCGTCCGGGGTCGCGTAGTGGGCGACCCGCACAGTCGGGGCAGCACCGACGAAAGTTAGGCTGCCGGTTTCCGGCTCGAGCGCGCCTTCGCCGAGGACGGTCGGGCTGGCGCCAAGCACCCGCACTAGGCCCGCGCCGGGCAGCGCGAGGTAGGTGCGCTGGAGCGTCGGGGCCGCCCCGGCAAACACCACCGCGCCCGCGTCAGGCGCCCGGGCGTAGGCGTGGAGCGCGGTCGGCTGGCCGCCGACGAACACCAACGCCCCGGCATCGGGCGCGATGACGGCTTCGCCGCCGAGTAACGGCTGCCCGCCGGCAAAGACCAGCGCGCCGGACCCCGGGCGGGCGAAGCGGTCATGCTGCGCCGTCGGGGCTGCCCCGGTGAACACCAGCGCCCCGACGTCCGGCGCCTTGATGAGCGAAGCCGTGAGGCTGGGTTCAGCGCCGGCGAAGACGAGCGCCCCGGCGCCCGGGCCGACATACCGGGCATGGAGCGCGGTGGGTGCGGCCCCGATGAACTGCAGCAGGCCGGCGGCCGGCGTGAGGCCCGCTTCGCCCGTGAGCGTGGGCTGTCCGCCGATGAACTGCAGCGCCCCGGATGCGGGTGCCCGGATACTGGCGTGCAGCGCCGTCGGAGTGGCGCCCGCGATCTGAACCGCCCCCGCATCCGGCAACGCCAGATAGGAGCGCCCGAGGGTCGGGCTGGCGCCCGCGAAGACGAGCGCGCCGGCGCCCGGGAGCTTCGTGACCGCCCCGGTGCCGGCCGGCACGTCCAGCCGCACCCACGACACCTCCACCTGGGCGCCGTCGGCGATGAACGCCACCCGCAGCGCGGACCAATCCACGATGGCCGCGACTTCAGGCGCCGTCAGGTCGTAGGCGTAGTCGGCGAAGCTCGTCGTGTGGCTGACGACACGGGTCGCCCGTACGTCCGTGCCTTCACGCAGTTCGACCGTAAAGGACGCCTCGCTGCCGATGTCGAGCGTGGGCGCCGCGCCCACGAACTGCACAGCGCCAGCATCCGGGGCGCGCAGATGGGCGTGCAGGGCGTCCACGGCCCCGCCCGTGACCCGCACGAGGCCGGCGTCCGGCGCCCGGTAGTAGTCGTGCTGCGCGGTGGGTGAAGCTCCGACGATCTGGACCGTGCCCGCGCCCGGCGTGAGCAACTTGCCCACGTCCAAGGTCGGCGCCCCGCCAATGACCTGCAGCGCGCCCAGGCCAAGTTGCACGCCCAGGGCGAGCGCCGGCGCCGCGCCCACCGCCCGCACCAGGCCGACCAGCGGATCACGGGTGACCGGGGTGACGCCCGGCTTGAGGGCGATGGTGGAGACGACGTGCGTGCCCGCCGCGCTGGCCGTGGCCGCCAGCGTGCTCGAGGTCGCGCCCGCGGCGAGGCCGGCACTGTGGTAGTAGGCGCTGGCCCCGCCATCCGCCCCGGTGTTGTCGTTAGCGAAGGCGACCTCGGTCCAGGTGCCGCCGCTGGGCGTCGTGGACGTGAAGTCGCCGCCCGTGCTGTTGTCGCCGTAACTGGCAAACGTCAGCAGGGCGCGGGCATCGCCCCCGGCCGACGCGGTGACGTTGCTGAACGCGCACGAGCCGCCCGCCGTAACCGTGACGGTCGTGATGGCCTGCGCGTCAATCGGATCGCCGGTGGCGACCGCCCCGCGCACGCCGATGATGCAGCCCTGCGCCCGGTCGCCCAGGGTGCGCGAGAACGTGACGCTGGTGCCCGTGCCGTCGTAGCGCCACCACCACACCTGCCCGGAGGCCACGCCGGCGGTCGCATCCGTGTCGCCGGTGAGGCTCTCGTGGACCTTCGTCCAGGTCGCCTGCGTGAACCCGACGTTGCTGCGAATGGCGAGGAAGGCAACGAAGATGTCGCCGGTCTGCCGGTCGGTCGGATAGCTGCAGGTCACGTCCCCCGACGAGACGACCGACGAGAGCGCGCCGACCTGGAAGGTGTATGCCATCGTCCTACGCGAAGCCCGTTGGCGCGATGATGATCCGCGCCCCGGTGTCCGCCGTCACCGCCACCTCGTCAGCCCCGATGTCCCACGACACCGTGCGCGCCACCCCGTCGATGTCATCGCTGAACAGGCCGCTGCCGGGGTCGGTCATGCCGTAGCCCCGGGCGCCCGTGTCGCTCGCCGTGAGGTGGAAGTTTCCCCCGGCCGCCGACACGAACGAGAACACCTGGCTCACGCGGTCCCCGACGCTCCCGCCCGTGACCGTGTAGTTCAGCGTGCTCAGGTCGGTCGCGTTGTACCCGGTGCCCGCCGCATACGCGCCGGCCCCGTTCGACGCGTTCGTGTTGTTCGCCAGCAGGCAGTTGACGACCGTGACCGACCCGGTCGTCGGCGCCTCCATGCCGTTGGTGAACCCGTAAATGGTGTTGTTATACGAGTAGGTCGCGGATTGGTTGTATTGCCGAATCCCCACGCTCGCGCCGCCGCTGCCGTAGACGATGGTGTTCCAGATGTAGACCGTGGCGGTGGCGTCGGCGATGTTGATGCCGCGCACGTTGGTTCCGCCCGTCCGCACGCATTGAATCAGGTTGTTCGACAGCCGGAAGCTCGAGACGCCCACCGAGGCGATGCTGATGCCGTTGCGTCCGTCGCCCGTCGTCGTGGTGGTCTTGATCTGCAGGCCCGTGACGCGCACCCAGTCGTCATTGATGGTCAAGGCGCTGGCATCCGTCACGCTCAGCCGGTAGACGCTGTCGCTCCAGACACCGGCGTGCCGGCCGCTCGTCTCCGTGCGGATCTCCAGGTAGTTCGTCTGCGTCGTGGTGAACCCGTTCACGACGCAGGCCGTGGTGTCGGCCGTGTGCGCCGCGTCGGCGCTCCCGCAGATGCAAGTAATCGGCTCGCTGAGTGTCCCCGCCCGCGCCGTGACGAACGCCTGCAGCGATTGATACGCACAGGTCGCGCCCGTCAGGCCGGCGGTCGTGCCGTCGCCGCCGGGGTCCGCGTCGGGGTCCACGTAGTAGGTCGCCATCGCCGTCCTTAGAGTGCGTAGCCGCCGGTGACTTCGCCGCCCGGCTCCACCACGTAGAGGTAGCAGCCGGTGAACGAACTGAACGTGCCGGCATTGATCACGACCGTGATGCTCGTGCTCGACCAGCTCGTCGGGATTTGCGGCTCCCGATGCGTGCAGGCCGCCCAGGTGGAGGCGTTGCCGATCTCCACCCGCGCCCGCGTGAAGTCGATATACACGTCATCGATCCAGCAATCCCACGGACAGTTGACCGGCTCGAGCGCCGCGTTCTCCTGCGCGATGTAGTTGTTGATGAGGAAGAAGTCAAACACGTAGCCGCTGGACGTGCGCGCCAACACCGAGGCATCGCCCGAGGAGGGCGGCTGCCGGATGGCGTTATCCACGAACCACTGCGCGCACCCGTTCGCCACGTTCGGCGTCCCGAGGTCCACCAGATACTCGAACCGCTGCCAGGTGTCCTGCGTGTAGTAGTAGGCGTTCGTCCACGACTCCCACGACTCGTCGAGGTCCAGGTGCCCGCCGGTCGCGCTGTGGTACTGGTCGTGCCGCAGTTGCGGGGCCACTGGGCTTTCCGGCGTGCCCGCCCGGAACCCGACGAGCTTATGGTTGCGGCTGGGGTCGCCGGTCGTGCCGTCGTGCTGGCGGTAGTAGTAGCTCAGATACCAGGTCTGCTGCTCCGGAAAGCCGGTGAGGCCGAAGTACTGCCCGTAGACGCTGCCGCCCGCTTCCCGGTAGAACTGCTGCTTGAGCGCCTTGGTGCAGAACGACCCGCCGCGCACCTGGTCGGTGTTGATCTTCGCCGGCTGTTTCGTGGAGAGCGACCCCGTGGCGATGTTGTACCAGCCGCCGGTGGCTGGGTCCGCGCCAACGGCATAGCTCTCGAAATTGTCCCACTTGTAGGGCGCGGCCGGCGACTTCGTGCCGAAACCCGCGCCCGCGATGGTGACGACCTCGCCATGCTCCACGGTGCCCGAGACGCTGGAGATGACGAACCCCGGCGGCTCGGCCGGCACCTCCCCGCTGCGGAGGATGATGGACCCACGCGCCATGCCTGCACCTCACGCGGGCCGGAGCGATATTGATGCCCCGGCCCGTCGTTACTGTTACGCCGCTCTAGTACAGTTCCAGCAAGCCCGTCGCGGCCATCTGAATGGTCAACGTGTTGCCCACCGCGAGCGAGAACTGCGTGCCGGTGAGCGTGCTGTAGCACAGCACGTGGCGGTTCGCGGAGGCCGCCGCCGACACGTAGACGACCGCGCCCTTGATGGACGTGATGGCCGAGAGCGTCGCCGTCCACACCACGTTGCTCGCGTCGAACTTCATCGTGGTGTCGTTCGCGGCGTCCGCGCCGGTCCACGCCTCGGCCGAGAGCGACTTGCCGAGCGGGGTGTAGCCCGTCTGCGATGCCACCTCGGTGAACGAGTGGTAGGCCGACACCAGTTCGGGGGTCGCGCCCAGGGTCTTGACCAGGCCGATCCGCATCGGCGCCGTGATGGTCATCGTCCCGTTGAGCAGCTTCTTCTTCGCCTTGTTCGTGACTTTCCATGCACCCGCAGCCATCACACACCTCCCGTCGTTTCGCGAATCTCCGCGTCGGCGAGATCTGCATGGACCTTGAGGGCGTGCGCGATGAGTCCGTCACCGTGGAACGCCATCAGGGCCATGTCACCATTGACTCGCAGGATCCTCAGGATGTCCTGCAACTGCGCCAGATGCCACCCCGAACACCGGAAGGTCCGGGCCAGACCTGGGTGGCCGGTCGGCGCGACCGTGACCCGATACTGTTTATCGCCAGCGTTCTCAGGTTGCGGGAACGCATGATGTTCGTCATGTAGCCAGCAGCTATCGACCCCGAACAGGTCGAAGCGTAGGTAGCCGAGGATGCGGAGCACGTAGAGTGCCCGCGTGATGATCGTCGTGCCGCCGCCCACCGGCTGCCACTGCCCGAGGAAGTAGCGATCGAGGAACTGGCCGGCGGCTTCGGTCTTGTTGACCGGATGCCACATCCACACATTCGGGCGCCCCGCCACGCGGTCCCAGAGGTCGGGATGGCAGGTGGAGGCGATGAGGTAGTGACAGCGCGGGATGGGCGGGTCCACGAACCGGGCGTTGCTGGCCCGCGCATCCATCACGAAGTGCGCCGAGGGCAGCAGGTTGTGCGCGAGCGCCCAGGCGTACGAGCCGTTGACGGTGACCAACTTCGCGCCCTCGCGCAGCAGCTCGATGAGTTCGGGCAGCGTGTCGGTCAAGGACGGCCCGGAGCCGACCAGGCACACGCGGTCGCCCTTGGTGGGCTGCCCGCGCACTTGGACGTGCCCGCGCCGGACGGCCGACCTGACCTGGGCCGCCAGCACGTCCTCGTCGGTGTTGACCTTGCCCGAGAGTTCGATGCCCTCGATCACCTTGAGGATGTCGAGCTTCGTCTCCGGCGCCGAGGCCGTCGTCAGGGTGTCACTCATCGCCGCACCAGGAACGTCGCATCCGAAATCAGATCTCGCGCATCGACCACCGTGCCCAACTCCGCGCAGGTGTCTTTCCACCATTGATAGCCCTGCACCGTCTGGTGCAGGGTCTTGCCGAGCCACACGCCCGCCTTGTCCGGCACGAGCGACACCGAGATAAACAGCCCGCGGTCGGCCACGCGCAACATCTGCTCGATCGCCAGCCCGACGAACTGCGTGGGCAGGTGCTCCAGCACGTCGCAGCAGTAGACGTAATCGACCAGGCCGCGACGAATGGCCGGGCGCAGCGGTTTCCAGAGACACGCCTGGGCGAACGGGAACGCCTTGGCCTCGGGCCGCAGCCCCTCGTCGGTCAGGTCGCACAGGATCGGCTCGAACCCAGCCTCCGCGAGCGCGATGGCCGAGACGCCCGACCCGCAGCCGGCATCGAGCACCGTGCCGCGGCTGGGCTGCTCGCGGTCGCTCGCCTCGGCACCGATGGCATCGAGGAACAGCGGCAGATACTTTACCCCGGGCGAAGCCTCGGTCGCCCCGTAGCGGTCCCACAGGGCGTCCCAGACCTCGGCATAGGTGGCGCGTTCGGCAGCGGTGACGACAGTCTCAGGCAGCACGGCGACTCCGCAAGCGTAGGGTGGTCGTGCCCGCGGTGGGCGTGGACAACCCGGTGAACGACAGGATACAGGTATCGTTGGACGGCGAGGCCGACGAATAGATGTAGTCCGTATCGGACGGCGTGACCTCGTTGATCATGTCGAACAGGTCGGCCGCGGGGGTGGACGGGAGCCAGCCGCCATCGTCCACGTCGGTCGCGGCATAGGCGAACTGGAGCGTCTGCACGATCTCCAGCGTGGGTTCGACGCTGGCGAACTGGAGCAGGCCGGCGGTCGGATTGACGAACCGCTCGTGCAGCAGGGTCGGCGCGGCGCCGGCCACGACCAGGGCGCCGGCGTCCGGCCCGAGCAGGACCGTGATGGCCGCGGCTGGTTCGGCCCCGGCGAAGACCAGCGTGCCGGCATCGGGCAGCGCCAGATACGTGCGGAAGAGCGATGGCGCGGCGCCCGTGACCTGGACCGCGCCGGCCCCCGGCAGCGCCACATACGTGCGCTGGAGGGTGGGCGCGGCGCCGGTGACTTGCACGAGGCCGGCATCGGGATACCGCAGACTCGCGGCCACCCGAAGTGGGGTCGCCCCCACCACCTGGAGCGCCCCGGCATCGGGATACCGCAGGCTGGCCGCGATGCGGAGCGGGGTGCCGCCTGCGACCACCACCGCGCCGGACCCGGGCGAACGAGTCACCGCCCCAGAGGGCGCCGGGGTCAACGCGATAAAGACGGAGGCCCAGGCCGTTGATCCGACCGTGACCGTCTTGTTGCCGCTCGCGCCGGCCGAGGCTTGCAGGCCATCGTACATGGCCGTGCCGCCCACATCGACCCGTTCGCGGTTCGTGAGCGGTGAGGTCGCCGTGGAGGCGGTGAACGCGATGTCATTGAAGGTGGCGCAGCATCCCACCAGCATCGCGCCCGCGCTCGTGGTCGTGATGCTGTCCCACTGCACCGTGGTATTCGCGGCGCCGCCGTCCTTGCCGAGTTCTGCTTCGACGGGGTCGCCGCTGGTGATGCAGTTGTAATACGCGCAGATGCCGCCGCCCGCGTAGCCCCCGCCTGACTGCCCCCACGAATAGTCGGTGGCGGTCGTGTCTGCCGTGACCGCCCGCTTGTAGTACACCGAACAGGTGAGCACGCCGCCGTTTTCGGCCGTGTCCACCAATGCCCAGCCGGTCGGGACGGACGTGATGGCGGTTTCCGAGTTGATCGAGGCGATGAGAATGTCATCGACCGCCACGCCCGCTGGCTTCGGGATGGTGATGGTCGTGCGGCTCGCGTAGGCGAGCGACCCGGCAGCGCGGAAGGTGATGTCAGCCATCTACGCAGGCCACCGCATCGCCACACTCAGGTTGTCGAAGCGACCGCTGGGACTGATAACGAGATCCAGCCGTTGCGCCGCGCCGGTCGGGATACTCTGCTCCGTCGTCGCGTTCGCCGGGAACGTCTGTTCGTAGGTCCGATTGCGGGCGAGGTCCGTGGCGCTGCCCCAGGCCGGCAGGTCGCTGCCGTTGATGCAGCGGAACGCGGTGACGAACAGCGTGCCGTCGTTATAGTCGTACTGATAGACGACCTGCTCGTTATTGAACGCGCCGATCCGGTGCGTCACCGTCGCCATCTACGCCACCTTCAGCCAGTCCGCCAGGCCCATGTCCACCCACACCTTCTCCATCGTGCCCGGCTTGAACGCCCCGCTGTGCCCGACCTTCGGAATGTTGTAATTCCAATCCGCCATCGGGTGCGCCCTGGCGACGCCGAACTGCCCGTCGAACCACTCGCCGAACCACTGCACCTTGTCGGACCAGTCGCTATAGACGTGCGCCCACTTGCGGATGCGGGGCCGCGCCGCCCGGGCGAGGGCCGCCATGTCCTTCCGCACCGGGGACGCCACGCTGACGAGGCGGTTGACCTGCAGCCCGCGATAGGCGCAGGCGTAGAGCACGACCTGCAAGCCGTGCGAGTGGGCGACGAGGTTGCGGTCGTGCTCCGGCGTCTCGTGCGGCCCGAACGTGTTCGGGTTGGCGAGGTAGTAGGTCAGGGCCGCCCCGCCTGCCTGCCAGTCGATGTGCGAGTGCCGCCAGAACGCCGCGCCGTTCACGTTCGTGCTCCACAGGAACGGCTCGGACGGGCAGAGATGCCCGATGCCTCGGTCGGCCATGAACTGACACCAGGGCGACGACGGATGCCACCAGTGCGTCCGCGCATCGCACTCGTCGCCCTTCCACGACCAGGTGCCGGGAATCGGGAGCATCAGGGCATCCATCAGTAATCTCCGTAACTCATCGCCATCCACCACGCCTCCGGCGTCACTTCCTCACTGACCCGCCGCCGCACGGCTGATCGCCTGAAATCGGGCTTCCACGCGCAGCATGGCGACCTCCAGCGCCGCCACCCGCTCCTCCAGATTGCTCGGCGGGTCCGGCGGGTTGGGCGGGTCCGGCGGGGGCGCCTGCCCCACAGGCGGCGCCCAGTTCGCCACGCTGCCGGGGTTCGGCCCCTGCCACGCGGGCTGCGCCAAACCAGGGCCGGTGTTGCGGTCGCCCGCATCGCGCAGGCAGTCCACATACACGGCGCTGTCGTGATACAGGATGATGTCCACCGAGTAGCGCGCCCCGGCGACCTCGCCATAGTTGCCGGAGGTTTTGAACATCACGCCCGCATCGGACTCCCCCGCCGCGATGCAGCGCCGCGCCACCTCGTGACAGAGCAGCGCGCACTGGTCGGCCGAGAGGCGCGCATCGGCGAAGCTCGCCCGCACGGCTTGCACGATGGCGACATGGTTGATCGTCGGGTTGTAGGCCATCGCGTTACTCCGTCAGTTCGAGGTGCGGCTTATCCGCGAGCCGCTTCCACGATCCACCCCAGACGAGGCCGACCGCCGCCGCGCACGCCCCGAAGCACTCCCACGGCCCGTCCCAACTCAAGCCCCAGTTATTCGGCGTCCCGCCAGACACCACAAACGCGCAATCGACGGCCAAGCCGCTCTGGTGCCGGCTCCGGCGGGCAATCCCGTCCAGGTAGGTCACCACCGGCCCCGGCTGGCTCCGACCCTTCGCCCAGAGCGCCTGCTGCTGCTCTGTTGTCCGCAGGCCCGAGTAGGCCGCCATCGGGTGCCCCAGCGCCGCCATCGCCCGCAGCACGCGGTCCACCTTCTCGGCGACGGCGGGTTCGACCTGGGCCAGCACGCTCGCGCTCCGCTCGTCGGGGGTCATGGGGTTTCCAACTCCTCGCGCAGACCATACAGACCGCGTAGGTGCCGTCGTCTTCGACCAGCCGTTGCTCGCCGCAAAACGGGCATGGCTCGCTCACCCCTCGCGGTCCTTCTCAACGATGAGCGCCGTGATGGGGTGTTCCCGCGCCCACGTTTCGGCCTCGCGCTTCAGTGTCACCGCCCGCTGCATGGCTTCGCGGGCTTGCGCCTCGAGCGCCTGCGCTTCGACTTCGGCCGCGTTGGCGTCGGCGTTGATGGCGATGACGCGCTTGCGGGCTTCATCCAGGGCCAGAAGGATGAGGCGCCTTGCGAGCCAGCGCACGAGCGCCGAGCCGCTGAGGTAGAACCAGATCGAGGCCCACATCTAGCGCCTCCCTTCATCGACGCTGCCGGGTTCTGGCAACGGCGACGTGTCCGTGCCCGTGGCCCGGGCGATCACGAGGTCGAAGTTCGCGTCGGCCCGCGCCAGCGCCGCCTCGAGCTCCGCGGCGTCGGCGTCGTTGTTCCGGTTCCGCAGCAGTTGGATCACCGCGAGCACCACCGGGGCGCCGGCCTTGAGTAGCAGTTGCAGCGTGACCGGGTCCATGTCGCCCTACTTCACGAAGCGCAGCACCAGACGCGTCAGCGCCGTGAGCAGCGCGACGACCGCACTTTCGACCGATTGGCTGACGTGCAACGTCACTTCCGACCGCAGCACGCCGTCCTTGCCTTCCATGCCGTCCCGTATTAGCCCCATGTCAGCCCTTCCCCGCCATCGCCATCAGCAGCGCCGAGACGCGCACCGCCTCCAGCGCCACCCGCATCGGCGTTCGCACCCCGTCCGGCAACCCCGTCAACTCCCCGCCCATCAGCATCGTGACCTGCGTCAGCACGCTATCCAGCGCGGCCGGCTCCTGGTTCGACCGCAGCGCCGCCGTCAACTGCCGCCCCACCCGCGCCAGCGACAGGAACGCCGCCTGCCAGCGGAGGTACTGCTCCTGCGGAATCTGCCGTTGGGCATACGCTTCCATCACGACCAACTGCGCCTGCACAAGCGCGCTGGAGAACGTCTCGGTCGCCGCGGCGGCCCGGTAGCGCGCCCCGGCCGAGGCGCACCCCGTCAGGCTGACCGCCAGCACGCCCACGCCCGCCGCCTGCAGCAGCCGCATCAGTCCTCCGAGTCGTTCTCATCGCCGGCGTACCGATGCAGGAACGCGGGACGATCCGCATGGCCGGCCACGATGCAGTTCATGGCAATCCGGTCCACCTTGTGTTCGATGTTCTTCACCATTGGCACGAGGTGGTGCAGGGATTCGTCGTGGCGGGTCACGCGGCTATCCAGGCGCAGGAGCCACACGATCACTCCCACGATGGACCCGGCCGCCACGACCACCGCCTCCATCGTCCAACTCACGGCCCTCTCACTCCGCGTTCTCATCGTCATCGTCGGCCCGACGATGGAGCGCCGGCGCGGCGCCGTAGGATTTCGGCCGCAGGTGTTGCTGCGCCACGCAGTTCAGCACGAGCTTGTCGAGCTTGTCAGTCAACCGATCCATCTTCACGATCAACTCCCGAAAGCTCTCCTTGCTATCGTCCAGGTGCCGCGATAAAGCGTCTCCAAGCAAGTTCACGCGGCCCTCCAGTCTCACCGCCCAGACGACGCCACCGACGAACGTGGCGACCACGCCGACGATGAGCAGCGCGAAGTCATACTGGGCACTCACTGCCATTTTCCGGTCATCGCATAGATGGCCGCGCCCTGCAGCCACCACCACGGTCCCGGCAGGTATTCCGCGGAGAGCAGGCGCACCGGCACGCCGAACGGAATCTCCCCGCGCTCGTTCGCCACCACCGCCGCCCGCGCCGGCGCCGCCCAATGCGCCGGCACCGACTGCCCGAGCACCGTCCACGGCTGCCACGTCACCCCGTCGCCCACGGTGTAGCCGTTCGCGTTGTCGATGACGCCCAGCACGAGGTAGCGGCCATCGGGGAACCGCTGCACGCGCACGCCCGGCCCCGGCGGCGGCACCGGCAGCGCCCAGTCGGCGACCGTCCAGACGTGCAGCCCGTCCCAGGAGTCCGCGACGTGGTAGCTGGTCGTGCCGTCCCAGTCGTAGTAGGTGAGCCGGATGCGCCCGTCCGGCAGCACCATCGCGGACGGGTGCCCGGCGCCATACCAGTCCGAGGTCGGCTCGCTGACGATGATCGGCTGCGCTGGGCCGGCGAACCCGCGGCCATCCCACCGCCACCAGCGCACCTGGTTATGCGAGACGGCCACGCAGATGGACGGGTGTCCGTCGGTCGCCAGCGGCTCGCACTCGTAATAGAGCAGCCATGCCTTCGTGACGCGGGTGCCGCTGAGGCGCCGCACCCACGCCACGAGCGCCGGATACTGCGAGGCCACGACCGCGGGCGCGCACGCATGGCGGGAGTCCGCCGCGGCCGGGTTCGCCGAGCGCACCAGCACGGGCACGCCGTTGCGGTAGATGGCATCGCCGCCGTGCGCCGGCGAGCAGGTGAAGATGGCCGCGTCGATGCCGGCCGGATGGTAGTCATACCCTGGCGTGTCGAGCACGGGCGTGCTCACCGCGATCCACACGACCAGGGCGAGCGTCATCCGCCGGCCTCGGACTTCTCCGGCACGTCGCCGCGGGCGACCACGAACGGGAGCGGCGGCTTGCTGGCGGTGGCCTGCGCCTGCTCGAGGGCGCGGGCGAGTTGCACGATGCGGGCCTGCTGCTCGCCGATGAGGGCGAAGAGGTCCGAGACGGAGAGCGGCGGCAGAGTCGGGGTCGGGTCAGGCATGGTTAGGGCGCGCTCGTGCTATGTGTCCAGGTCGTGTCCGACCCGTCCAGATCCAGCGAAATATAGGTCATCGTGCCCGAGTTGTTGTACGCGAAGACCAACTTGTCGGCCTTGGTGTAGATGGCGACGGCGGCATCGGCCGTGAGGTCGGACGTGCCGGGATTGGTCGTGAGTTCCGGCAGGACGAAATGCCCGCCGGGCCGGAACTCGCCGCGCTTCGTGTTCGTGGTGTGGAACTCGATCGCGCCCGCATCTTCCGTGATGAGTTGCAGCGACCCGACCCCGCGGTGATAGATGGCGCTGGCCGAATCCTCGCCACCATTCCCGCGGATGATTCGCAGACCGTAGTTGATGTAGGTCGTATCGCCAATGAAATCTATGTAGGCGTAACCATTGCCGATCCGCGACTTTCCGAGTTGGAGAATAGCGGATTCCGTATTGGCGTTCGCCATCACGGACACCGCATCCGTTGCCCCACCAACCATCAAGAGGTCGTGGCTGACGTCCCCGTTCGGGCTGAGACGGATCACCGCAGAGTCAGCGGTGTTGGAACAACTCAGACAGATACCGTTGACTCCAGCGGTCGTAATGGATAGTCCATCCGAGAAATGCACCCCTGTGCCAGCGAACGTCGTGCTGTGCATCCGCACCTGGCCCCGCGAGGCGCTGCTGTCGTTCCCCAGATACAGCGCGCCCCCGTTCGCCGTCCCCGCCGTCGGGTTCCGCACCACCACCGCGTTGAACCCCGTCCCGCTCGCCGAGAACGTGTGCGTCCCGAACGCCTCCGCCGTGAACACGCCCCCAATCGTCAGCGCCCCCGTGAACAGCGCGTCGATCCGGTCCAGGAACGTCTGCACCCACGCATTGTTGAGCAGGGTGCCGTCGCCCACCGGCGCCGAGGGCGTCCCCGTGTCGTTCACGAGCGTCACGCCGGTGCGGGTGATTGTGCTGGCCGCCATTTACGCACCTCGCCTCAACAGGTCCGACAACTCGCGCCGATACGGCCCGGCCGAGACGCGCTTGTACCACTCCACGTTCGTGCCATCGACGCGCCGGCGCGCCAGCGTCATGTGCTGGCAGACGAACGTGCCCTGCACCGCCACGGGCGACGTGATGGACGCGCAGATGTATTGCCCGAGCCGCGCCCAGCGGTCGGTCGTGGTGTAGCCGATGGTCTGCGTCGGATACTCGAACATCGTCACGTCGGCCTCGGCGCGGTCCTGCGCTTCCTGCGCGGAGAGGTGCCCGTCTTCGATGACGTGCTGGACAAACCCACTTAGACCGCCGCCGAGCGTGGCCGCCCACGCCGTCTCGGCCGCACTCGGCGCACCGGAGCTTTCCTGCTGCCCGACCGCGGCCAGCACGGTTCCCACGGGGATGTCATCGGCCGGGGGCGTGATGATGACGGTGCCCGGGCCGCTCCCCACGCTCCGGTCGTTCGCAAAAGCGAGGTCGCCGCCCGCGACCGTGTGCTTCTGGTAGTCGGCCCGCAGGCGCCCGTTCGCCACGGTGTACCAGCCCACCTCATCGACCGCGCACGAGACGCTACTGCCCGCCTGCCCGCCACCCGTGACGGCGGTCGTGGCCGCGCCGCCGCCGATGACCTCCGTGCGCGTCCGCAGTTGGCTCGCGTCCGTCATCAGCGTCAACTGCTTGAGGTCGCTGTCGTTCTCCCAGGTCGGCGCGTTGCCGTCGTTGTCCGCGCCCGGCGTGAAGATGTCCACCGTGCGCGCCCGTGGGTTGATGCGCCAGTAGCCGCCGCACATCTTCGCCAGCCGCGTCAACGCCCGCGACACCAACTCGCCCCGGCAGATGAACTCATCCACGTCCCCGAGGCTCGCCGGCACGGACCCGATGGCGAACCCGCCATCCGTGAAGCGGTCCAGCAGGTCGGCCACGATCGTGTTGATGCCGCACGAGCGCCACACGGCCCAGACGCGCTTGTAGCGGTCCATGAGCCACGTATCGTCCGCTGCCTCCACGTCATAGACAGCACTGGCCGCGACGCTGATGCGCGCCATCGTCACGCGCAGCACCCGCCCCCGGAACAGGTACTCATCGGGCGTGCAGGTCAGCAGTTCCACCGCCTGACCGACCGTGGGCGCCGCGCCATTCACGACCCGGAAGGTCGCCGTGGACGTGCTCTCAAGTTGCGCCTCGATCTGGAACGTCTCAGCCGGGATGTCCGTGGAACGGTCGGTGCCGCCCAGCGTGAAGGCCGCGACGGGTTCGGCCCAGCCGGCGTAGGTCACGCCCGCCCGAGCGATATTGGCCCGCGCCTCCAGCGGGTTGCCGCCCACGCCGCTCGCGCCGCCCGTGGAGGTCGGTTGCCCGCCGACGAACCGGAGCGCGCCCACCAGCACCGGCAGCACCACCGGGCCGGGGATGGCGACGGTGGGCACGACACCCACCACGCGCACTAGGCCGCACTCGGGCAGGCGCAGGACCGCCCCCGCGCCCGCCGTGGCAACGGTGGGCACCCCGCCGGCGAAGATGAGCGTGTCAAGGCCCGGCAGGACGATGATCAACACGTCCTGCTCGGAGCCGACAAACAGCAGCGTGCCGCTCGCGGGCGCCCGCACGACGCCGCCCGCGCTCACGACTTCGCGGATGGGCGTCCCGCCAGCCAGCACTAACGTGCCGGTCTCCGGTCCTTGGCGGCTCTGCGCGAAGTAGCCGCCGACGAGTTGGAGGGTGCCGGTAGGAATCTGCAGCGTGACCACTTACGTTCTCGCCAGCAACGTCGTGCGCTGGAGCACGGCATCGCTGATGAGCCGGGCCAACTGCGCCTGGCTGGTCGCATCGCCGAGCAGGGCACCGCGGGCATCGACCTGCACGGTCACGCCACCGGCGGTGGCCCGGCGCCACTGCGTCTCGGTCAGGACGGCCTCGCGGCCGTGGAGGATGGCGTAGGTGCCCGCGCCGAAGTCCCGCAGGCCGCCGCTGCCGTGCTGGTAACTGGGGCCGCCGCCCTTCCCGTCTTCGTTGCCATCCCCGCCGCCACCGTGCCCGGGCGTATGGATGCTGTCGATGGCGTCGTTCGCGCCCTTCGCGCCCTTCTTCGCCTCAGCCGGCAACTCCACACCCAACTGTTTCAAGAACACGTCGAAGCGGCTGATGAGTTTATTCAGCGCGTCGATCATCTGTTTCTGGGCATCGCGGAACTTATCGCCGACCAACCCCGCCTCAACGGCCTGGTCAAGCAACGCCTGCGTGCCGGCATCGACCGCGTAGCCGAAGTCCTGCTGCAGTTCCCAGATGGTCTGGAGCGGCTTGCGGATGAGGATAAGCGCTTCACGCCCGCCCTTGCCCTGCTCCATCAGCTTCGCGTAGGTGTCGCTGATGCTCTGCACGAGGCCGCCGAACATCTCCTCGGTGAGCAGGCCGGCGTTGTGCAACCCGGCGAGGCCGATGCCGAGGTCATTGATGGCGGCGATGAGCGGCCCGGCGAACTCGTCTTTCGCCAGCGTGGCGAGGCTGAGCAGTTCCGCGAACGCGGCGCCGCCGTCGGTGCCGAGTCCCTGGAGCTTGACCTGGAGGGCGTCGATGGCCGGCTGCAGCGCCTCGAGCGCCTGCTGCGCGGTCGCGCCCATGTCCTGCATCTGCGCGAACAGGCCCGCCAGCGCGCCCCCGAACGCGCCCGCCGTCGCCGCCGTGACGACGCCCCCGCCCGCGAGGAACCCAGTCAAGCCCTTCGCCGCCGTGTCCATGGATTGCGTGATGAACTCGCCGAACGCCTGCTGCACCTCCGGCTTGCTGAGGTCGGCCTTGATGCGCGTGAGCAGACTCTTGCTCATCAGCCCGCCGGACTGCGCGAGCGTGGCGAGTTCGGTGGTCAACGCCTGCACGCGCTCCTGCGTGGCCTTGAACGCCGCCTCGAGCTTTTGGATCTCGGCTTCCAGCGTCTTCGTCTTCTTCGTACTCAGGAGCTTGTCGATGCTGACGCCGGCATACTCGGCCATCTTGCGGACCTCGGCGAGGCCGCCGGCCTGCTCCAGCCATTCGTTCCGCGCCTTCTTCGTCTTGCTCGCCTCGGACGGGCCGAACAGCTTGCCGAACAGCCCGCCCAGCGCGCCGCCGAGGATGCCGCCCAGTGGCCCGAGGAAGCTGCCGATGCTGCTGAGCACCTTGCCGCCGACGGCCTTGAACGTCTGCCCGACGTAGGTACCGAGGCCGCCGCCGAGCATCCCGCCGATGGACTTGCTGACATCCCCGCCGCCCATGAACGAGCCGAGGATGCCCTGCAGGAGTCCGGTGCCGCCGCCGAACATCTTGCCGAGGCCCGAGAACCAGCCCTGTTTCTTCCCGATGATGTCGGTGATGCTGACGGGTTGCCCCGGGAGCGCGCCCGTCCACCCGGGCGTGACCGACGGGCCGCCGAACCCGGTCTGAAACCAGGGGTTCGTCTTGCCCGGCTGGCCCGGGCCGCCGAACAGGTTGGCCCACGGGTTGCCGGCCACCGGCCCGGCCACGGTAAACCCGGGCGTCGGCAGCGCCCACTCGGCCGGCGTCGGCGGGTTCCGAAGGAGCGACCGCTCATACCGCACCCAGGCCAGCCGTTCCTCCGCGTCGGCCGCCTTGCGCGCCGAGTCGGCCGCCCGGTCGGTCGCCACCGAGAGGCGCCGCGTCTCGTCGCCTTGCCGCTTCAGGTCGGCCACGACCTTGTCGAAGTCCTCGGGAATCCCGAGCGCGCCGAGCGGCGAGGGCAGCATCCCGGCGATGCCCGGTCCACGCGCCGCGCCGGCCTCCTGGAACGACGGCCCCATGATGGCCGCGCCGACGCCTTTGGCCCCGAACTGTTCCGCCGCCAGCACGCCCGGGCTTTTCATCAGCTTGGCGAGCCACGGGTGCCGCTTCTGGAAGTCCTCGATGGCCTGCCCGAACGACAGCAAGCCGCCGAGCATACTGGCGATGGTGCTCTTGACCGTCAGCTTGAGGTCGGCCCACCAATCGTCCAGCGCGTCCAGGGCTTCGATGGTTTCTCGGGTGGCGACGGGAATATCGCTCTTGAACGACTCCGCCACGTCATCGAGCAGCGGGATCAACTCCCGCGCCCCGCGCCCGAAGATGTCCTGCGCGAGCGCCACCTTCTCGTAATGGTTCGGCACCTTGTTCAAGGCGTTCGCCAGATCCACGAACGTCTTCTCGGGACTCTGCCCCTTGAGCGTATCGAAGCTCAGGCCGAGCTTCTGGACCGCCTTGACCGCTGACTTGTCTCCGCTGCCGATGCGGTCGGCCAGCATGGCGATGGTGGAGGACAGCGCATCGATGCTGCTGCCGTTCTTCACGGCCGCGTGCTCGAACCGTTGCAAGCCCTCGACGCTGATGCCGGTCTTTTTGGCGAGGTCGCTCAGATTGCTGGCCCAGCCGATCGTCTGTTTGATGGCGAGGCCGACTGCGGCGGGGCCGGCGAAGCGGGTAATGATGGACGACAGGCCGCCGAGGGCGCTGCCGGTTTTCGTGCTCTGGTCGCCGAGTTGTGCTTTCTGCCGCCGGAGCCGTTCGACTTCCTTCTCGGCGACCTGCGCCTCGGCGCTCAGTTGCTTGAGCTTCTGGTTGAAATGCTCGAGCGGGATCTTGCCTTCGGACGCTTCCTGCGTCAGCGCATCAATCCGCCGCTCCAACCCGCGCAGCCGTTCCTCGGCAACGGCCGCTTCGACGTTGATCTGCAGCGTGAGTTGATGCGCCATGTCAGTCCGTCTTCGGCGGCGGCGGCGCCATCGCGTCGTAGATGACTGCCAGCCGCGCCAGCACGTCCAGCCGGTCCGTCTCCGGCACGTCCGCCATCGCCCACTCCAGCACCAGCGGCGCCAGTTGCCAGTCCATCACCAGCCGTCGCGCCACCTGTTGAAACACCCGCCACGCCCGGGCGTTCTCGGCGTCCAGCCCCTCCAACTGCCGCCGCACCGGGCACGCCTCGCAATCGTAGAGGTCCGGGTCGCTGTCGATCTCGGCCTGGCTGGCCCACAGGCAGCACGGGGTCGACTTGGCCTCATCACTCCACCACTCGGCGAACGAGCGCAGGGCCGCGAAAGGACTCGGCGTCCTCCGCCGCCGTCTTCTCGATGCGCGAGGTGTTCGCCACCTTGATCAACGCCGCCTTGCGCTGCGGGTCCAGCAGCACCTTGTATTCCCGCGTACACGGCACGTCCTCGCCGGCCACCTGCACCCCGCGCCACTCCACGAGAATGGCGTCGATGAGGTCGTCAGCGAGCTTGGCCGCATCCGCGTCGGTGATCTGCTCCTCCCGCTGGTGCGTCTGCCGGTTCACGACGAACCGCACGTAGGGCTGGCGCAGGCGCCGGAACTCATCCGGCGCGACGACCCGCACGGTGTAGACCGTCTCCGAGTCGCCATCGAGCAGGCCCGTGTCATACAGGCACAGGTCCGAGTCGCGCACATCGACGCGGTCGTTCGGCCGGAACAACGTGATGCCCATAACCCCCCTGGTGTCCTAGAACGCGGCGAGCGAGTTGATCGAGATGCGCGTCAGGCGGAACGGGTTGGTAATGCCCGTCATGCCCGTCGGCGCCGTGGACGCCTTCTTGCACACGAAGCGCAGCGTCGGCCGCACGTTCTCCCCACCGCTGACCGGCATGGCCGGCTCGCGGGGTTCCAGATACGGGAACTGGAACAGGTAGGTGCGCTGCGTCGTGCTGTTGATGTAGCCGCCGAGGAACGTCAGGTCACCCTTGAACGCCGTGCCCGCGATGGCCGCCCGGTACACCGAGTTGATTTCCGTGCTGTTCGAGCGGGCGAAGGTCATGGCGAGTTCCACGGTCGGGGCCGCGTTGTCGGCCGGCTCGATGATGCCCTGCTGCCCGAACACGTTGGCCGTGTCCTGGGCGCGGTCGTAGGTCAGGGTGATCTCGGTCGGGGTCGGCAGCGCATCGGCCGCCGTCAGGGACACGGCGATGCCCTGCGCGTTCATGCGGAACGTCCCATGCCGGCGCGCCACCCGGTTCGCCAGCGCCGGGAACACCGCCGAGGTCGTCACCGTGGAGCGCGTGTTGATGGCGCTTGCCTCATGCACGTAGTCGCCGACCAGGTGAAACGACTCGTTCATGATGCCGCCGTCGCCGACGCTCAGGTTGAACCCGACGACCTTGGCCGAGCGCAACTCCTCGACCAGTTGCACCTTGTCCATGCAGAACGTGATGGCCCGGCCGTTCGTGTTCGGGGCCAGGTCGATGACGTGCTGGTAGGCGACGAGCGAGTTGGCTGCGACCGACGACACGACCGTGGTGGCCGCGGGCGACCCCATCGCCAGCGCCTCCAGCCGGTACGTGAAGTGGTCGTAGTAGAGCTGGCCCGGCAGCGTCACGTCCACGGCGCTGAAGTCGCCGGGGTCGGCCGGGCCGGTGAACATCTGCCCGAAGGACGGGTCGTCGATGTAGACCGGCTGCGGGCGCAGCCCGCCGTCGCTCTGGAAGTAGACCCCGTAGGTGACGCTTGTGGCGACCGACCACGAGTTCTGGGTGATGATGCCAAACGCTGCCGAGATTTCGCGTCCGGTGACTGCAGGCATGGGCGTCTCCTCACACGTCCGCCATGTAGCTGACTGGCAGCGTCAGGCGATACACGGAATAGTTCGCGCCGGGCGTGAACTGCGGCGCTGACACACGCCCGCGGTCCAGCACGGCATACTCGCCACTTTGCTCCGTCGCGTCCCGCAGGATGGCCGCGGTCAGGGAGTGGCATTCGGTAAAGGCCGAGGCATAGACCGTCGCCGGGTCCGACCCATGCCAGCGGGCGATGCTGATGGTCAGCGCGTCTTCGTGTTCCTCGCTCCAGTGGAAGCTGGAGCGGATGGCGGTGCCGACGACCTCGAGCCGGAAGCTGCCGTCAATCGCACCCTCCGGCACCGTGGCGAAGTCGAACGGCGACGGCGCTTCCTTCAGGTAGAACGGGTCGGCCACGCAGATGGACCGCACACGGTCGATCACGCTGGCAATCGTGGTGCTCATCAGGCCCGCTCCATCCGCAACCCGCCCTCGGCGCCGACCACCTCACTCGCCGTGGCCGCGGCCTCCGTGCTGTCGATCTGGTCGTCGCCCGTGGTGTCGAACTCGCCGCCGATGAGCGGGAGCGCCCGGGCGAGGGCATCGGCCGCTTCGCGGGCGTAGAACTCGGCCTTGTCGCGCCACGGCCCATCCACGGACGTGGGCGCCTCCCGCATGATCAACTCCAGCGTCCGCAGGGAGGCCGGCGCGCACAGCAGGGACCGCCGAATGACGCCGAGTTGAGCGGCGGCGGTCCCCGCCGTCAATGAAGCCGACACCGTGAGCCGGGTCCAATACCGGCGGGTCGTGTCATTGACCGTCCTTGTCACCCAAGCACCAGGGGTGCGCCAGATGACCGACCCGCCGCCGCTCAAAGTCTTCCCGGCCACCCCGATCGTCCCGTCCGTGGCGCTCAACGTCGTCCACTTGTCCGTCCAGGCGGCGATGGTCATGACCGAGGCGTTCGCGTTCACCGTGTCGCCCAGCCGCAGCGACAGACCGCGGAACGGCTTGCTGTGCCCGATGTAGATGGCGTCCGTGCCCGGCGTGGCGAGGATGGTGGAGAACACCAGGTCGCCCGCGGTCACGTCCGTCGCGGCCGACACGTAGCTCGTGTAGACGCTGCCCGTGTGGCCGACCACGGCATCGGGCGCGTAGCGCGTGCGGAAGGCGTCGGGGTCGAACCCGACGGCGCGCACCTGGGGCCAGATCCAATCCTCCAGCGCCCGCTCCCGCTTGTCGCGCCAATCCTCCACGCCCCACTGCGTCAGGATGGTGCGCTCATAGGCGAGCAGGTCGCTATCCGTGACCAGATCGTTCGGGTGCCAACTCATCGTCTGTGGCCTCCGCGCTGGGCGGATCAACAATGATGGGCTTGGTGATGAGGGACCGCTCGAGTTCGGCGAGTTCGTGCCGGATGACCGATTCGATGTCGCCGGGCTGCCGCACCCACACCTTCTTGAGCAGCGGCTTCGTGCCGTTCAGCCCGCCGCGCTGGCCGACTAGGGTATAGGCGAACTCCCACGGCTCTTTGGTCAGCATCACGGCGCGCTCGTACCACGGGCGGGCGAACGGATACAACTTGTCGCCGGGCGTGTTCAACTCCGTCTCGAACACGTCGATCGCCTCGGTCAGATACCGCGCCGCCCGGTCGGTCAGGCGCTTGCCGTGGGCCTCGATGTGTTCCTCGGCCTCTTGCACGAGGTCGCGCAGCCAGAGCACCAGGCCGAGCCGGCGCTCCGGGTAGCGTTTGCGGTCCAGGTCCAGCAGGGGCAGGTTCCGCTTGCGCTTGCTGTTCCGCAGGTGCAGCGTCCGGTAGCCGCGGTGGGCGATCTTCACGTCCGGCAGTTGCAGGGCCGGGAAGATGTCGGCGTTGGCCTCGCCGAACTGCGGCTGCTCGTGGATGCTGCCGAACCAGCGAATCTCCGGCACGCGCCGGAAGCACCGCACCGGCAAGTCCTGATGGACCGGAGCATCAAGCGCGAGATGGACTTGGGCGATGGCGTAGCCGATGAACGGCCCGCTCTCCAGATACTTCCCGAGGTCGCTCCCGCCCTCCAGCGTCTCGTCGGCGTCTATCCAGAGCACCCACTCGCCCCGGCAGGCGTCGAGCACGGCGTTGCGGGCGTCGGAGAAGTCGAACCCGTCACGCGCCGAGATGTAGGGCAACTCCAGCACCCGGGCGTCATACCGCCGGGCAATCTCCACCGTCTCGTCCACGCTGCCGGTGTCGCCGATGACGATCTCATCGGCCAGTCCCCAGATGGTGTCGAGACAGCCGGCGAGGTTCGCGGCTTCGTTCTGCGTAATCAGGAGCGCCGAGAGGAACGGGCGCGGGCGCGTGGACCGGATGCGATGCGCGTAGTCGCGGTCCAGCGACGGGCGATCGGGCGCCACCCGGTAGGTCACGAGCCAATGTCCCACCGGCTCGCCCCGCTTGTTCGTGCCGGCGTTCAGGGCGTCAATCCGCAGCCCGTCCTTCAGCCCGAACAGCCGCCCGAGGTCGTCAAGCTCGAACGCATGGACGTGCCCGCGCTTGATGACCGATAGGCGCGGCATCAGGGTCGAGAACGGCCCCCGCGGCGTCGTGTAGCCGACGAGCGCCTCAGGCGCGCACGCGGCCTCCAGCCCGTCAATCAGGCCGGGCGCGTTCGCCACATGCTCGAGGAACTCGCCCACGAAGACGGCATCGAAGGGCGCCTGCGTCGTCAGCCACTCCAGAAAGGCCGGCGCCATCGTGTGCGTCCCGAAGTCGTAGATGGGCAGGCAGACGAACGTGGCGCGGTCGGCTACGCCCAGCTTCTCGGCCGCTTCCTCGGCCCTGGCGATGTTCAGCGGGGCATAGTCCACGCCCACGACCGTCAGGTGCGGGTGCGTCGTCAGCAGCTTGAGCGCGCACGCGCCATTCCCGCACGCCACGTCCAGCAGGCGCGTGCTCTCGGCATACCACGGCACGATGCTCTCGAGCCGGGTGATGCCCGCCTTGATCTCCACGAGCGGGTCGGACACGGCGCGGTCGGCGTAGTCCTCCGCGTTCTGTTCCTCGCCAGCGATGACGCGGTCGCAGAAGGCGACCACCTCGGCCTGCCCCATCTCGGCCGCCACGATCCGGGCGCACAGGTGGTCATCCCAGAGCAGCAGCTTGCGGAGCACAGCGGCCTTGTCGGCGCTGCGCCGGTCGAACTGGCCTAGGACGTAGGCTTCCCACTCGGCCGCGAGCGCATCGTAGGTGTAGGCCGGCGTGACGTGCCGCAGGCCCGCTTCAACCTCGGCGCGGTAGGCGTCCGTCTGGTCGCGGCAGCCGTCCAGCGCCGCCAGCACGGCCCCGATGCTCTGCGCCTGATACGCCAGGCTGGAGGCATCGCCCTTGACGAGCACGCTATGCGGCGCCGTCTCCGGCAGCGCGCCCTTAAACGAGCCGACAAACGGGGTGCCGCACGCCTGCGCTTCGACAGCCGCGATGCAGCCCGTCTCGGCGAAATCGACCACGCCCGGATACCACATCACCGCCGATTCGGCGATGGCGCGGTAGAGTGCCGGCTTGCCCAACTCGCCCAGGTAGACGATGCCGCCCACCGCCTCGGCCACCTTCGCCACTTCCACGTCGGCCGCCCGGCAGATCTCGCCCCACCCGCCCGCGTCATACATCGACGAGTAGCGGCACAGGTGCAACTCAGCGTCCGGGCGCTGCCCGCGCACCGCCGGCCACATCTGGAGCAGCGGGCCGGGGTCCACCCGCATCGCCTTCCCGTCGCGCACGACCCGCACCAGCGCCCGCTCCGGCCGGCTGATGTGGATCACGCGGTTCGGGCGCTTCACGACGCCCGTGGGCACGCAGGTCGGGTCATAGCCGTTCTTCGTGACCCAGCCGAGCGGCTTGACGCCCGGCACCAGTGCCTCCCACTCCGTCCGATGGAACTGCGACACGTAGGCGACCGTATCGGTCTGCCACAGCGCGCCCATCGTCGCGTCAGCCTGCGCCGGGAACAGTAGATCCTGGTTCCACAAGATGCGCCAGCGCGCCGGGATCTGCGTCCCGCCGACGCTGTAGGGCATCCGCAGTCCGACGAACACATCCCAGTCGGTGTGCAGCCACACCGGGTGCCCGTGGAAGTCCGTGCCGAGATGCCAGGCCACGCCCTGCCCGTCATCGCCCACCGCGTCCGGCTCGAGCTTCGGCGTGAAGGCGTGGACGGTATGCCCGCGCCGCGCCAACGCCCGCATCAGGCCGATGCAGGCCGACTCGGACCCGCCCAGCGAGGTCGTGCCGTCCAGCACGCCCCGGCTGATGGGGACCGAGTCGATCCAGAAGCCCCAGATCATGCGGCCTCCACCGGGAGCGGGTGCTTGCGGGGGCGCCCGCGGGGGCGCTTGGGCGGGGCCAGATCCAGTTGGCGAATCGGCTCCGCCTTCCAACGTTCCCACGTCAGTTTTTCCGCCCGCAGCGTCTCCAGTTCGTCCAGCATCGGCTGGATCTCATCGCGCAGTTGCCGCTGCCAGCGGTTGAAACAGTGGGCCTGCACCGCGCCCACGCCTTGCGTCCGCAGAATCTCCTCGAACAGTGGATGCATACGACTCCCCGAACCCGGCGGCCGGACGAGCAGGGGGGGGTTCCCGCTCGCCCGGCGCACCGTCTGACCTGACTACGGGCAGGTCATGCGCGCCATCGCGGAGGCGTGATGCACCTCCACGGTGTACTCGCCGATCACCATGCCCTTGATGTTGTCGCCGCTGACGCCCATCTCCTTGTAGACGAAGTTGCGGCCCTGCAGCGGCACGACCTTCACGCGCTCCCGCGGCACGAGCAGCAGTTCGTTCGCCGGCAGCGCCCGGCTCAGGAACACGGTCGCCAGCCCGAACGGCCCCTGGTACTCGCGCACGACCCGCTTGAACAGTTCCGTGCGGTTGGTGTCCGTCACCTTCGTGTCGTTCAGGTTGCTGATGGACTTGAACGCGGTGCGCCCGGCCACGATGCCCCAGTCGGAGGTCGTCGCCGCGCCCGCCTGGTAGACCTGCTCCCAGAGGTTCCCGAGATACAGGTGCGGGTTCGTGGCGAACGACGAGGTGCCGAGCGTGGAGTTGATCGCGGTGATCTCCGAGCGCAGCCCCTTCATCGTGCGCGTGGCCGTGGTCGTGCCGAGCGAGTTGGTCGCGTTCAGCACGCCGCGGATGACCTCGGACTCGAGCAGCCCGGGGATCTCGCGGAACACCTTGGCGCGGGCCTGGTCGTAGCTGTCCCCGCCGTAGGTGTTGATGGCGAGTTGCGTGCCCGTCGTGGCGATCTCGACCGAGAAGTAGCCCACCGTGTTGGCCTTCCGCGTGCCGAGCCGCGCCGAGTGGGCGCCGCTGTGCTCGTGCCCTTCCTCGGCCGCCGGCCACCGCACGAACAGCGAGCCGCCCGCGGCGAGCGACCCCTGCCCGGCGCCGTCGTACCCGCGGGTGACGACGATGGAGTTGGCGCCGAGAATCGACGTGACCTGCATCACCTCGGGCGCCGCCGACTCGTTCTCCAGAATGGTGCCGACCGTCAGCCCCTCGCCCAGCCCGTTGACGCGGAAGGCCGTGGCCGCCGTGTCGGAGTTGATCGCCGTGGAGTTGATGATGTAGCGCGGCCGGAGGAAGTCCTCCACGTACTCGTGCTTCGTGGAGAGCGCGTAGGTGTCTGGGTCGCCGAGCCAGTCGAGGAACGGCGCCTCGTAGGGGGCGAGGGTGCGGATGACCTCCGACAGATCCTCGCCCGCGGTGTTGGCGGTGAACAGTTTGTTGCTGGACAGACCTGAAAAGGCCATCGCTTACCTCACTCGGTTAGCCCGCCTGTTTGCGGCGGGACGCCTGGAACAGTTCATCGATCGCGGTGGGCGAGCGGTCGCCCTCGTTGATGCGCTTGCGCGCCTGGTCGAGCGAGACCGTGTCGCCACGGTTGTAACCCTGGAACGTCGCGCCGCCCCGGGCCGCGCCGCCCTGTCCGGCGGGTGGCTTGCGGTGGTGCGGATGCGTCTCCAGGTAGTCCTTGACATAGGCTTGAATGGGCATCGGCTTGCCGTGCAGCAGCCGCGGCTCGCCCTGCTCATCGAGCACGAACATCTCGAAGTCGTCATCGAAGCCGATCTGAGACCCGAGAATCACCTCAAGCTCGCTCAGGCTTTCCTCCCGAGCACCCGCCGCCACGGCGAGCGCCCGCAGGCTAGCCTTCGTCAACTCCTGAATCCGCTGCTCGCGGCGCTTCAGCGCCTCCGTGCGGTCCACGAGTTCGCGGGCGTGCGCTTCCTCGCGCTGCTTCATCGTGCGGTCAGCGTCCCGCATCGCTTCGGCCAGGCGCGTCTTCAGCGACGTGTTCTCCTCCTCCATCCGCCCGTATTTTTCCTTCTCGAGCGGGGCGAGGGCGTCCCGCTTGGCGAGTTCCGCCCGGACGTTGTCTTCGATTTGCTTCTTCGCGTCCTTCGCGGCCTGCTCGACGCCCTTGCCGTAGCCCTGCCCGTAGGCGCTCGTTTCCGTGCGCTTGAACAGGGCGGTCAGCGGTTCCGGCACGTCGCCGACGATTTCGCCCTTGTCGTCGAGGTCGAGTTCGAGTCTGCCCATGTCAATCCTCCCGATACTGGTGGTGCCCGATACTGTGTTGACCCGTTACAGCGCCCGAGGACGCGGCCAACTCACCGGCCGCGCCTCTAGCCCTTCGAGATACGCCGCGGAGTACTGAAGACGAGTTTGGCGACCTTCTTGCCGTACTGAAACTCGCTTGCCCCACGCAGCGCAGCACGCTCACTCGTGTATGTCTTGCTGAATAATCGTTGCCGCCCTTGATCGCTCCAGACGGAGCCGACAAACCGATCGCCCTCACGCTCGACGACAATGCGATGGCCTCCGGGCGCCTCCACGTTTTGCACAGCGCGTGAGAATCGTTGGGATTGAGACGACCGTTCGCCCTCACGCTCCTGCGCCATGATCGACTTATCCTCTCCTGACGCTTTCCCTTTCGACGCATAGGCTTCGCGCATCTTGCCCGCGATGCGCCGCATCCCCGTCGCCAAGTGCGCGAAAAACCACCGCCGCTGCGCGTCACTCGCAAAGGCCATCGTCGTCTCCTAGCCCAGCCCGGCGACGTGCTGCCCGAGCCGCCGGTCCATCTCCTGCGCCAACGCCGCTTCCTCGCGGGCGGTCAACTGAAAAAACGGGCGCTTGATGCGACTGCGCCCGGCGCCGAGTTCATCGTGATAGAGCGCCTTCGCCTCGGGCGCGACGGCCCGACTGCGTTGAATGAACGTCTGACTGGCCGCCGCCCGGCGCTTCGCCATCAGCGACTCCACCCCAACGTTACCGAGCGCGGCGTGACCGTGACCACGCGCAGGTTGTTCAACATCTCGCCCGAGACGGTCAGGTTGACATTCGACGCGCCGAGTTCCTGCGCCTTCTGTTCCGCATAGCGCGGGCTATACGGTGCCCACGACACGCCGTCCGGCGTCCGCCCGGCCCGCGTGCGGTCCACGATGGCGACCCGTGCCAACTCGCCCAGCGCCCGCATGTCCTCCACCGTCACCAACCGCGCCAGCACCTCGGTCAACGGCATCCCGCTCCGTCGCACGGTCACGCTCATGCGGCCCTCCGCAGCGTCAGCACGCGCCCGCGGGTGTCCTCGCCCGTGTCGGCCACCTCCGACAAGGCCGACCCCTGCGGGACGTGCAGCCAGACATGGCGGCAGTTGTACCCACCGCCGTGGAGAAACACGTCGGCCAGGTCTGGTGTGTCGTTGTCCATCGCCGATATGCTGCGGCGCGTGTAGACGCGGCCGACGTGTGCCTTGCAGAACTCGCGGATCTTCAGGTCGTCCGGGCCGGTGTAG